TTTGTCTGCTTTCGGATCTTTGGACGGCCTGATCCCAATGACCTGCCTGATCTCATTGGCCGACAAGATCTCATTACGACTGAAGACATCCGCAATCTTGGCAATGTTCTCAATTGGAATCAACCTGAACGGATCACGGAAGAATGCAACTGTTTGCTTTTGTGTTCGAGCAGTCTTGGTCAGGAATTTGCGAGACATCCCTTCAGTGATAGCTGTTAGGACTGGCTCGATCGTCCTGTTCCAATAATTCAACATCGTCTTTTCGTCGGCCGTTCCATTCATGACCTCATTGGTTAGACCGAGTTGACCATATAGCATCTGGGTCAAGAACTCGATCTGGGTCATGAGGTTGTTTTCGGCCGGACGGTTCAGCTGAGTAATACGTTCGGTACCATCCGTATAGGCGATACCGTATTGGCTACCCTTGAGCTGAAATTCAATGTCTTTTCTACGCTGTTCAGCTTGTTGTCTACGAGCTTCTGACTTGATCACGTATGGAAGCTGGATGATAAGATCGAGTTTCCCAGAAGCAGATTGTTCATCAACAGCATCCAACAGATTAAGCTTGTAAAGCAAACGCTGAAGCGTAGAATTCGGTTCATTCATAACCGAATACAATGGATTCTCAATAATGGCGACGGATGATTTGTGAAGGGTGATTTCCTGACGTTGACCGATACCTTCGTTGTACAAACGGACACGAACATGCTGTGGAAACCACTCCGTAATCTCGCCAACACGAAGAGTCAGAATGTCAAACCCACCAGCTGTGTCGCCAGGATTGACCGACGTGTCAACAGGAACAATTGCTGCTGAGCCCTTATCGAACATAGTCAATGCAATATCTATACGAAGAGCAGTAGCCGCCTGATCGATATTGGCTTCGACTGTAAGACAATTATTCAATCCACTATCCATGTCATCCAGATAGCGATTCTGATCATCTGTTCGAATATGACGCATAGCAATAGAAGCAACATCAATACTGAGACGCGTATAGATCGATGAGATAATCGAGCGCTCATTGGGAATTCTGAGTCTATTACGATCCGGCCTGTATGCATAACTTGGACCATAATACTCTGTATAAGGGGTGACATCCTTGTCAACTTTGTTGTTTGTGAAGACATTCCATGCGTGTTTCAAGTACGCACCAAATCCCAACGAATTTCACCTCCTTTCCCAAAGATCACTCGAACGCCTCCTTGTTTGCCTTGTATGCTATGTATGCATCCATTAGAGCAGCGACATTATCGATCTTCTCATCTTGTCTTTTCTTCAAGAGCTTACGGTTTCCGTTAGTATCTTCCAACGTAATCGCATTTCCCATCGCAAAAGACATAAGAGCTTGGTCAAAGATGAGCAATCGCTCTTCACTTAGAATTTTGATTTCACCTAGAGGTACTGATTCCGTCTTAGCTCCTTGGATAACCTTTTCAATGCCATAAGGTCCATTTTCCGCCTCCCAGCGAGTGACGAATTCTTTTGCGTTGTAAGGGTCAAATCCAAGAGTACGCACATCGTATTCAGACGCTTGAATAAAAGTGTCGAGATCATCATAAACCTCCATCATGTCAAGAACATTACCTTCTAGAACATGAAGACTAGCCTCGTTGATGAACTCGTCATACTTCATTCGCATAGCTCCCGGAAGTTTCATCAGGGTTAATGATGTGATGTAACTCCGAGTCTTGACTCCGAACTTTTCATTACCCAATGGAAACATGAAAGTAAACGCACAGAAGTCATCACCTTGCGAGAGGTCAGCGCCAAGAGAACAAGCCATTCCCCAGAACTCACGCTGACGGTGAACAAGGGTCTCCTCATACGTGAAGAAGTACGTGTAGCCTTCCATGGGAATTCCGAAACGCTTGGCAAGGATGTCATTACGTGACGCTGGAGCTTTTTCAGCTCTTTCGACGTCCAAATGATAAGTTTCATATGAAATCGTCGCGCCAAGATTTGGATTCGCCTTGAGCCAAGTCGATGGATCGCCAACTTCTTCAAGTTCATCGAGTTTGTAATGCCAGATGGAAACATGCGGTGCAAGGTACTCACCCTTGAGTATGTCAGCAAGTTCCATTTTGATTGTGTCTCCGGAACCTGCCCTGACAGTTCCTTCCGAACTAATAGCTACAATTAAATAGTCGTCTAATTTCGACGCTCCCTGTTCAACTGCTCCAACGACATCCTCCCTGAGGTCTCCCGATAGCCATTCATCGATGGTAGAGATCTTAGGGCGGAGGCCTTGTAACTTGTTGATTGCCATCGGGCGAATCTCGAGTAATGACCCTGTGAGGAAGTTCTCAATTCCCTTTTTAGTTGCGGCAAGCTTGACACGGTTGGCCCTCGATCCCGTGGTATTCTGCAAAGACCCTTCAGTCAGGAACTTGAACAATGGTCCCCGTGCGCGCGTGATAGCAGTTCTGAACGGAGACATGACTTCGTCCGCCTGCTTCATCGTCGGCGCTGTTGTGATCTGATGCGTCGTCGAGGTATCCACATTGAGAAAGTAACTTTGAATCATCGACGCATACATCGACTTGGCTGCGCCTCTGGCTACTATCAGATACTGTTTTAGGATCAGTCTTTTCTTGACCGTCTTATGCTCATAGTGTCCACCATGACGATCTTTGAAAGGAACATAGACACTTCGTTCGACGAAATAGTACCAACCAAAAATCTGTTCCGACCAGAGCTTGAACGAGTCCAGAAGATGTAGATCCGAGCCATCGGTTAGAGTCAATTCTCCTTCGCAGTATCGGATGAAACCATCTACTGCTTTGTCATCATAGTAAATGTTAGGGTTAGCGATGAGCGCGTCGATCCGATTCATCTCCATGGAAATTTCACGGTTTACAGGGATTTCTCCCCGTACAACTGCTTCGCGAAACAGACCATAGTAGATCGGTGTCGCAGTATTCGACAAGCCCATGCTAACCCCCTTCCCTATACGACGGCAAGTGCGGCGGTAGTTGCTACCTTCGCAAGCTGTTTCTTCACAGGTTTACTGGTTGCAACAGTCTTAATCGCCTTAACAGACATTTGTCCTTCAGGAGATCGCACAAACTTCGTTACGAATTTATAGCCTGCTTTCACACCAGTATCTGGAGTCAGATTGTGAACTTGCCGTTCAAGATTGAGACGAGTTGCAATTGTTTGAAGCTCGCCATTCGAAAGAGAATGCGAACCACTCTTCCTGAGCTTTTGCTGTGCAACTCTAGCATTGATCGCATCAGGATGAGCAGCAACACCTTTTCCACCAGTGGTTTTGATGGTAGTTTTACGTCCACTACCACTTTTAGTTGTAACATTCACACTGGTAGATTCGCCTCGAGAACGACGAACACCCCATTTCATTCCCAACACACCATGATGGGAAAGAATATGGTCTACTACTTCTTTGCTAGCAAGTTTATCCATTTGTTACGCTCTCTTGCGTCCAATTTTGTCCATATGGATCCCAAGGATAGTATGGAGGAGGACCAGGAGGATCTGGATCGACCCAGCCGGTCTCCTCACGGTGAACATTAAGCCTCCACTCAAACTCTCTTACTTGATCTTGAAGAGCAGTGATCAAATATGAAGTTGTCGGTGGATCAAATAGAAGACGAACTCGCAAATATACATAGGACTTGACCGAATTGTATTGAAGGTCATTATCCGTAATAAAATCGGTCCATTGCGCCGTTTCGTCTTCAATCATGAAGCCTTCAGCCGGACCTACACCCAATTGGGTGAGAGTGGTGAATGCAGTATTGATATGAGTGATAATATCGTGATCAAACGCGGTATAATCTTGTGCAACACCGAGAATCTTCTTAGTACCAATAAGAATACTCGTTTCCATCTACTCACCCCCTTTCGTGGGTGTTATGGCACTGGAGCAAATCCAGTAAGTCCAGCTGTACTCTTACCTGGTTGTCCCCCAGCCCAAGAAGTAGCGTTGGGACTTTGATACGTGTAAACAACAGACCCATTCTTCTTGCGGCCAAAGACATGAAGTGCTCCATTAGCAGCAGTTTCTGCAGCAATTGAAACAACATCCTTGGCCTCGCAGAAACGACTCATACCAGCAGGGCCTTTACCTTGCTCCCCGCCATTCCAATGCGTTTCGCCCTTCTTCTGCCATGTGTACCAGATCCAGCCTTCATACAACTCAAACACATGGAGATTTCCGGCATGACTGAGTGCTGACGCAACCAATTGATCTTCCTCCTGTTTCGGTTCGGGCGCTCCACCTCCTTTAGCTAGATCAAGTACATGATCCATAGGGAAGCCTGAGCCACAATCGTGATGGCCTCCCCCAGCAGAACCAAGATCAACATGCTGACAAACACCACGACCAGATCCCTGGGCCTGAGATGCGTTAAGCCTAGTAATTGGAAGTCCATAATAAGCTGCTTCCTCAGCAATCCATTTTGCGCAGTTGTCTAACATGTTAGGATGACGATGCCACTCGTCATTACTCCAAGAAGCAAAGGCACATAACTCAATTGAGACAGCAACAGGATTATATGATGACTGAGTCCAAGCCTTATTACCCCGCTTGACGTATTCGCCAATCGTATTCGACTTATCATCAGCCCCGACATGACTGGAAGCTCCTACATTACCTTGAAAGAAGCCTCCAAGTGATTCAATTGTACGAGCTCCTTCTGCTGTATGCAGAACAATGAGTCGAACTCCGCTTCCCCCGCGACTGGAGTAATTTGGTGACGGAATCCATACTCTCTTGAGAGCCATCAAGCGACCTCGGGT